GGGCCAGAAGCCCGAGCCGTTGCAGAGCGGCGGACGTTTCGATTGGGCGCTACAGGTCGAGGATCAGCGGCGTCAGGCTATCCCGGATGCGTTTTACAACGACCTGTTCATGCTGCTGGCCGAGCAGGAAAACAAGCAGATGACCGCCTACGAGGTCCGGCAGCTGGTCGAAGAAAAGCTTTCGATCCTTGGTCCGGCGTTGGGCCGCTTGCAGACGGAGCTGTTTGACCCGTTCTTGTCGCGGGTGTTCTGGATCATGTATCGGGCCGGCGGGTTGCTGCCTGTGCCGCAAGAGCTTGTAGGCGCCGGGTTGTCTATCGAATACGTCGGCCGGCTGGCCCTGGCCATGAAATACCAGGAGACTCAGGCAACCGGGCAGGTCATCTCTTTCGTGTCGCAACTGGCTGGGGCGCGGCCGGAAGTCCTCGACAATTTCGACGTGGACGAAATCGCACAGGGCACGGCCATGCGGGCAGGGATGCCGGTGAAATACCTAGTGGCGCCGGACGTGAGGGATAAAATCCGTGAAGAGCGGTTGAGGCGGCAGCAGGCGGAACAGCAGGACGCGGCATTATTGGCCGCCGCGGGGCAGCTGCCGAATCTGTCGAAGGCGCCCGAAAAAGGGAGCCTGGCCGATGAACTCATAAGGGCGGCAAGATGAGCAACGAAGACATTTTCAGCAAAGCGATTGAGCCGCCCAAGAAGCCGGACCCGGCGAAGACGGCGGACCAGCAGCGCCGCATTAACTACGGCCTGACGTTTTCCACAAGCGAGGGTTTTGACGTGCTGAAAGACCTGTGCGGCTTCTGCCACGTCAACGCGCCGTCCTATGTTTCACGTGACACGCACGAGACCGCCTTTCGCGAGGGAGAGCGGAACGTATTTTTATACATCCTGTCGCAATTAAGCGACGAGATGAAACAAAAAATAAGCATTGGAGGGTAATTTTATGGGTGATCCGGTTATTGATCCGGTTATTGATCCGGGCAGTCAAGGCGATCCGGGTAGTCAACCGGCGACAATCAACGCGGAAATGCTGGGCGAATACAAAGACGATGCCACGTTAAACGGGTTTGTCGGAAAGCCAATGTCTGAGGTGTTCAAGTGGGCAGCGAATGCGTCAAAACTTATCGGCGGCGAAAAGGTGCCGGTTCCTGCGGGCAAGCTGAACACGCCGCAAAACTGGAATTACGTGCTGGACAAACTCGGGCGTCCGAAGTCTGCAGACGGCTACAAGCTGGAAGCGAATTTACCCGACGGGTTCCCGAAAGACGAGCAGCTGACGGAAGGGTTTAAGCAGGCCGCGCACTATCTGGGCTTACTGCCCTGGCAGGCTGAGGGCCTGTTCAAGTTTTACAATGATGCGCAGGTGCAGGCCTTCCAGAATATCGAGGCGCAGCGGGCCAAACAGGCAGAAGATACGGAGTCGGCGCTCATTGCGAAACTCGGAACGAAACAGAAATACGACGAATACGTCAAGGGCGCACAGGCCGCGTTAAAGCGGTTCGGCGGTGAGCCCGGGACGGTCGAGGCGTTCATCGAAAAACACGGCAACGATCCGCTGGTCGTCGAGGTGTTCGGCAACGTCGCCAAGGGCATGATGGAAGATGCCATACTGCGCGGCGACAAGAGCTTTGATCTGCTGGGCGACGATGCGCAGGCGAAGATCAACGATATCATGTACAACAAGGAAAACAAGCTTAACGCGGCCTATTACAACAACAGTCACCCGCAGCACCAGTACGCGGTTGACGAGGTCGCGCGGCTGATGGAAACGGTTCACGGCAAAAAGACCGTGAACATGGCGGGGTGATGTCATGGCGGAATATTTTGACCCGACAAAAGAAGGCAGGCGCGTTGTGAGACCGTTCGGGGAACGGAATGAATCTCAGGTAACGGAAGATCAGCAGCGCGAGCAGGAAAACGAGGCGAGGGCGAACGATGGCAAGGCCGAAGAAAATCAAAGACGCTGATCAGCCGCAGGTTGAAACAGTTATGGAACCGCCGGAAGCGACGGATCGGGCAATTCCCTTTTACCTCCGGCGCGAGCTGGAAGAGATAGTGAAGAACTCGGGCCGGGTGATTGATTTCACCCTCCCGATTGAAGAACTGGAAAAGATATGCAACCGGGCCAACAATCCGCCGGATTCGTGGCGGACCCGTTGGCAAAACCGTTAACCCAGCGGGTAGCGCGCAAGCGTCCGCGAAAGGAGAAACAGACAGAACCAGCATGACAATCGGGTAGCTCGTAAGAGTCCGTGCAAGCCGAAAGCAAGGCCGCCAAAGGCGCAGCGTAACGCGCCGATGATGGTTTCCGTTACACGGGCAGAGCCGTCGAAAAATTGAAACAAAATTTTTCGGAGGTAACTATGAGCTACGAAATCACCACTGCAATGGTCGAGCAGTATTCGGCCAATGTGCAGATTCTCATGCAACAGAAGGAAAGCCGTCTGCGGCCGCTGGTCCGGGTGGAAGCCGGGGTCGTCGGCAAGAATGCTTTCTTTGACCAGTTGAACGCCACGGCAGCGGTCAAGCGCACGTCGCGCCACGCCGACACGCCGTTGGTGTCCACTCCCCACGTTCGCCGGCGCGTCACGCTTGCCGACTACGACTGGGCCGACCTGGTAGACAACATGGACCTGAAAAAGGTCCTCACCGACCCGACCAGTAAATATGCCGTCAACGCCCGGAACGCCATGAACCGGGCCATGGATGACGCACTCATCGCCGCCGCTCTGGCCACGGCCTACGGCGGCGTGGACGGTTCCACTTCCTACGCGTTCGACACGTCCTACAACGTTGTCGCCGCGGCGTCGGCAGGCATGACCCTCGAAAAGCTGCGCAGCGCAAAGCAGATTTTGGACGGCAACGAGGTTGATGACGAGGATCGGTTCTGTGTCATCGGAAGTAAGCAGTTGGGGGATCTGCTCGGCACGACCGAAGTTTCCTCAAACGACTATAACAGCGTGAAGGCGTTGGTCAACGGTCAGGTGGACACGTTCCTCGGATTCAAATTCGTCCGCTCGGAACGGCTCGGACTGTCGAGCACCACGCGGAAGTGCATTGCCGGCCAGAAAAACAGCCTGCTGTTGGCCATCGGGCTGGACGTTATTACCGACGTCGGTCCCCGGCGCGACAAGAACATGGCCGTGCAGGTCTATCTCGGAATGTCCATCGGCGCCACGCGCATGGATGAAAAGGGCATTGTCGAGATCGACTGCATCGAATCGTAAGGAGGTGAGAAAACATGGCCGAAAATGCAACGAATTACGCGAAATATGCTTCTCCTGATCCGTCCTCGTTTATGGGTTCGGAATGGGGCGGCAAGGTCCGGGCGACGCACGACGCCTATACTTTCGCTTCCGCCGCTGCGGATACGGAAGTCAACGTCGGCGTGCTGATGCCGGGCGAGACGTTCCTTACCGGATGGATCATCGGGGCCGACCTGGGCAGCGCAACCACGCTTCAGCTGGGCGACTCGGGAGATGACGACCGCTATCTTGCGGTGACCGTATTCACGACTGCGGGCCAGTGTACGCAGTGCGCCAAGGCGGACGGTGTTGGTTATAAAAACACCACCACCAGCCCGATTCCGATCATCCTCAAGACGGGTGTAGAAGAGGCTACCGGCGCGGTCGAGGTGATCATTTTGAAGGCTGCGGCGAATTAACCTTTAACCGGAGCGGGGGCCTCAAAGCTCCCGCTCCATCGGTACGCTGATGGAAAAGGTCACGATCTGCACAAATTGGGACGGTTCCGGTTATTACCCGATTGAATACGTCAACCGGCTCTATCGGGCCTGTCTTCGCAACACCGATAGAGCCATTGATTTTGTCCTTTATGCCGGACCGGAAGCGAAAGGGAAAATAGACGGGCTGAATGCAAATATTCTCGTCGTTCCGATTGATCTGCCGCATTGGTGGTCAAAGTGTGAGTTCTGGAAACATCCGACGCCGGGGGTGAATACGGAAACGCGCCTCTGGATAGACCTGGATGTAGTTGTGGTCGGGTCCTTGGATGTTTTGATTGACTGGCCGTCGAAATTTTGTTGCTCGCGCGACTGGACGGAACGAAACGCGCCGGCGGGGCACGTGGATGACGCAAACGACGGCGTCACGTTACTGCGGGGGGATGCTGGGTCGTGGCTGTGGGAAGAATATGTCCAACATGGCAAACCGACCTGGAAGCCATTTGACCCGACAATTGATCATTCTCCGCTTCCGCTGGCCATGATGACGCTTATCAACTCTCGTCGCGGGTGCTGTGACCTATACCCGACGGAACTATGCGCCTCGTACAAATACACCGTGCAAAAATATGGACTGCCCGAGGGATGCGCAACGGTCCATTTTCACGGACGTCCGAAGCAGCATGAAGTGGATGAGCTATGGATAAAGGATTGCTGGAAATGAACAGGGGAGAATATTTATCACAGCTTGCCCGGATTCACGGCTGGAAAACAGGCGCGGAAATTGGGCTGTGGTACGGAGAGACGTTTTATCATCTGCTTAATTCCGTTCCCGGTATCGTGCTGTACGGAATTGACGCATGGAAAGAGCT